AGGGTATTCGGATCGCTCCATTCAGCTAGGCAATTGCGCACAAAGTTGTTTCGATTACTTAAAAGCACACCTATCCCAAGAGTCGAAATTGCGAAAAATCGACCATTATACCACAAATATTCTTTTGTTATACTGAATCGATGCTATCTACACAATGGCTTTAGTTACCAGGGCGGAAGCGGCGCGGATGCTTGGCGTTAGCGCAGAGGCCGTATATGCCGCCGTAAAAACGAACCGACTTTCAGTGGTAAAAGGGCGCGATGGTAAGCCATTGGTCAATACGGAGACGATGCGGGAGGAATGGGCGAAGAACACCCAGACCCGAATCGGCATGGGGCCTAAGGCACCCGGACCTGGCCGGGAAAAGAAGCCATTGAGAAGCAAAGAAGAAAGGATGAGAACCCCAGAAGAGAGAATTGGTAAGACCAGGGAGTCGATTCCTGACTATGACGAGTCAAGAGCCCGTACTGAGCACCTAAAAGCTGAGTTGCTAGAGCTGGACAGGCAACAGAAGGAGGGATTGCTTGTCCGCGCAGAAGATGTTGAGCGTGAATGGATAGAAATAATTACTTTGACTAGAACCAAGTTATTAGGCATCCCGACCAAGGCAAAGCAACGGATACCCGATTTGGATACTGATGCAATCGGCGTATTAGATGATATTGTGCGCGAGGCACTAGAAGATTTAGCAAATAACGATGAATAACACGCAAAAACTACGCAATAAAGCGTATTTAGCGTTCAAACCGCCAAAGAAGATGACATTGAGCGAGTGGGCGGACTCGCACGCATATTTGAGTTCAGAATCAAGCGCAGAAGGCGGCCGATGGCACACGCTGCCCTACCAGAAGGGGATCATGGATGCGGTGACGGATCCAAAAATAGAACAGATAACTGTAATGAAAAGTGCGCGTGTTGGTTACTCTAAAATTCTAAATCACGTTGCAGCTTTTCATATACACCAAGATCCGTGCCCAATCATGATCGTTCAGCCGACGATCGAAGACGCCCAGGGTTACTCCAAGGAAGAAATTGCGCCGATGCTGCGTGATACCCCAGTGCTGAGGGGCTTGGTGAGTGAGGCAAAGGCCAAGGATGGCGCGAACACGATTTTGCAGAAGCAATTTCCTGGCGGGAGCCTGAGCTTGGTTGGCGCCAACAGTCCCAGGGGCTTCCGCCGCGTCAGTCGCCGGGTGGTTTTGTTCGATGAGATCGACGGCTATCCAGCATCAGCTGGCACAGAAGGTGATCAGATCAAGCTGGGCATCAGGCGAACGGAGTATTACTGGAACCGAAAAATCGTTTCTGGCAGCACCCCAACGGTCAAGGACTTCAGCCGAGTGGAGAGGATGTTCCAGCAGGGTGATCAGCGCCGGTACTTCGTACCTTGCCCGGAATGTGGGCACATGCAGTACCTGAAGTGGGCAAATATCAGGTGGATCGATAACGATCCAGACACAGCGAGCTATGGGTGCGAAGAATGTGGGGTACTGATCCCGCATTCAAAGAAGCGGTGGATGGTCGAGCGGGGCGAGTGGCGGGCGACGGCGCCTGGCAATGGGAAGCATGTGTCGTTTCATATCTGGGCGGCATATAGCTACAGCCCGAATGCAACGTGGCCGAATCTGGTCGAAGAGTTTTTAGATGCAAAGAATGATGCTGAGCAGTTAAAAACGTTCGTAAATACGGTGTTAGGCGAGACATGGGAAGACGAATATGCGTCGAAGGTTGGCGCTGATGCGTTGAGCGAGCGTTCTGCGACGGAGGAGTACCAGCAAGGTGTTGTTCCTGTGGATTGCTTGTTGCTGACGATCGGCTGCGACGTGCAGGACGATCGACTGAGTTTGAGCGTGTGGGGATGGGGCCGCGAGGAGCAAGGGTGGCTGATTGATCGAGTGGTGATTTATGGCGATCCAAGTCGTCCTGATGTGTGGAAGCAGCTGGATGAGATTTTGCAGGCGCCTTATGAGGGCGAAGGCGATCGGAAGTTGAAAGTGATGGTGACGGCGATTGACAGTGGTGGACACCACACGGCGGAGGTGTACCAGTACGCGAGGGAGCGCCAAGGGATGGGCGTGATTGCAATCAAGGGCATGTCGCAGAAAAACAAGCCGCCGATTGGTAAGGCAAGCAAGGTTGATCTGAATGCAAAGGGCAAGACGCTGAAGAAAGGAGCACAGGTATTCCCGGTTGGTTCCGACACGGTGAAGTCACTGCTGTTTGGAAGGCTGAAGCACAACGATCCAGGGCCAGGGTATTTGCATTTCTACCCAACAGTTGGAACAGAATATTTCCAAGAATTGACGGCAGAAAAGCAGGTGATGAGGTTCAGGAACGGCTTCCCAGAAAGAGTTTGGGTAAAGAAAAGCAGCGCAAGGAACGAAGCCTTAGACGAACTTGTTTATGCGTATGCGGCGCTAAATCGTGTGTACCAGATCAGAGATCGTCGAACATTGTGGGATCAAGTTGAATCCGGTGCAACAGAGAAGCCAAAGAGGCGTGCTGCAACAAAACGTGGTGCAGGAAGAAGTTTCATTAACCAGTGGTAAGCGTTACACTGGAGGAAATGTTGGCGTCTAGCCGGAAGTGAAAATTCCCGCAACTATCGCTGCTGGCACGACTGTTGCGTGGGTCGATGATGCAACCGTTGATGTATTTGGCAATGTTGTAGACAATACAACGCATAGTTTAACTTATTACCTTAGAAGGAACTCTGCTTCCGGTGGTGTCACTGCAAGCGGTGTTGCAGAAGAAAGCGGATGGAAAGTGACATTGACAGCGGCAACGACCGCTGCAATGGATGTTGGGGATTGGTACTTCCAGGCTGTTGCAACGAATCTGACCGATAGCACGGTCATCGAGCTAGGTCGTGGCAGCTTCGCGGTCGAAGCGTCACTGGCGTACAGCGGTGTTCCTGACGCTTATGACGGCCGGTCGCAGCTCCAGAAAGATCTCGACGCTGTTCAGGCAGCAATTCGAGCGATTATCAGTGGCGGGGCCGTTGCTGAATACAGAATTGGCACTCGTAACCTAAAAAGATTTGAGCTGACAGAATTGATGGAGCTTGAATCTCGCTTGAAGGCACAGCTTGCTCGCGAGAAGAAGGCTGAGATGATTGCCAATAATCTTGGCAATCCGCATTCGCTTTACGTCCGATTTAACCAAGGCTGATGGGACTCCGCACTCGACTACTTCGTAGATTCGGTCTGCAGCCGATCCCTCGGTCTGGCTCGCCAGTTCGTCGTCGGCGTAATTATGCAGGCGCAATTATCAGCCGCCTGACGAGTGACTGGATGTCATCTCAGGCGAGTGCTGACGCTGAAATTCGTACCAGCCTGCGAAAGCTGCGCGACCGCAGCCGCGAAATGGTGCGGAACAATCCGTATGCAAAGCAGGCGAAGCGAACCACGCAAATCAACGTGGTGGGAGCCGGCATCAAGCTGCAGTCCCAGGTTCAGCAGATTCGCGGCCGGAAACTGAACGATTCAGTGAATCGTTTGATCGAGGACAAGTGGAACGCTTGGTGCCGCGCTGAGAATTGTGATGTCGCCGGCCGCCATAACTTCCACATGATGGAGTGGCTGGCTGTTGGGGCTTTGCCGGAATCAGGCGAGGCGCTGTTCAGGATTATTCGTCGGCCGTTCGGGAATAGCCGAGTGCCTCTGGCCTTGGAGATGCTTGAGGCCGATATTTTGGATGAGGAGTACCAAGGTCCGACTTTGGCCCGCTCCAATGAATGGCGGATGGGCGTCGAGATCGACCAGTGGGGTCGCCCTGTCCGGTATGCGTTCCTGACGCGGCATCCAGGGGACTACTGGTTCCAAAATGTTGAGCAGAAGGGTGGCAAGCATGTCTTTCTACCTGCAGAGGATGTAATCCATCTGTTTATTCCTGAGCGACCACAGCAACATCGCGGTGTGCCGTGGTTCCACCCTGTAATGGGCGATGCGCATCAACTGCAGGGCTACGAAGAGGCTGCGGTGATTCGAGCGCGTGCTGGCGCATCGATCATGGGATTTGTCACCTCACCTGAGGGTGAGCTTGACGGCGATGACGTTGAGGGCGACCGCCGGATTTCGGAGTTCGAGCCTGGCATGTTCAAGTATTTGGAGCCGGGACAGAACGTTTCGGTGCCCAACATCGACTCTCCGGACCAGCAGTACGAAATGTTCGTGCGCAATAAGGTGCGCAGGTTCGCAAGCGGCTTTGGATGCAGCTACGAAACCTTAAGCCGTGATTTCAGCAATACGAATTACAGCAGCAGCCGGTTAAGCCTGCTCGAAGACCGCGAGCACTGGAAAGTAGTCCAGCGTTACATGATTGAGCACTTCCATACTCGTATTTTCAGGGAATGGCTGAATCTCTCGGTGCTTGCTGGCGAGCTGCCGTTCGATGATTTTGATCAGCGACCTGAGCGTTACGACAATCCCCGGTGGACCGCTCGCGGATGGGACTGGGTTGATCCATTGAAGGAGGCGAAGGCTTACCGCGAAATGGAGCAAGCCGGCTACATGACGAAGGCGCAAATTGTCGCGAAGCTTGGCGGTGATTTCTATGACAACCTGGCCGAGCTGTCGCGGGAACAACAAGCAGCTAATGACCTTAAGGTGGAGCTTGATCGTGACATTATTGAGCCTGAGATGCCACCGGAGGTAACTGAGTAATGCCTGCAATGCCTACTGAAGGAATGCGCGAAGAAGCGCGTCGATACAGGGAGTGGAAAAAAGATGGACGCAAAGGCGGCACAGAAGTCGCAGCGCGTCGTGCAACTCAGATCCTTAGCGGTGACGAATTAAGTGACGATGTAATTGTTGCAATGAGCGCATGGTTTGCTCGCCATGAAGTTGATAAAAAAGCTGAGGGATTCAGCCCTGGGGAAGATGGATACCCTTCTCCAGGCCGCGTGGCCTGGGCGGCTTGGGGCGGCGATGCGGGGAAAAGCTGGTCGGATGATCGTCGTAAAAGCATTGATCGTGCCGCTGATGATATTAAAGAGGATGAGTCTATAGAATCTGTAACGAATAAACCTGAGTCACTGGAGATGGAACAGGAACACGAAAGGGCCGAGCCCGATGCACTGAAGGTAGGTGATTACGTTTCTTGGAATTCCTCCGGTGGTCGCGCTCGTGGTTTGATCGAAAAAATTGAACGTGATGGCAGCATTGACGTGCCTGATTCTGAGTTCACCGTCAACGGGACAGCGGAAGACCCCGCTGCGTTGATCTGCGTTTACCGGCCTACTGGAGAGGGCGGTGACTACGAAAAGACTGAGACTCGGGTCGGACATCGGTTCAGCACTCTGACCAAGATCGAGCCTTTGCGCTCGCTCGAAGTTGAAAGCGAACCTGAAGTTGCAGCAGAAGTGGCCGAAGAGACTGCTACTGAAGCGGCTGAAAAAACTCAGACCCGCGACATTGAAGGATCTAAATTCAAGCGCGTTGAAGCTACAAACTTCAACATGCTTGATGAGCGGAGCATGGAGTTTCCATTCAGCTCCGAATATCCCGTGGCTCGTTACTTCGGAAACGAGATTTTGAGCCATGAGATGGAGTCTGCGAACCTTTCGCGACTCAATGATGGCGCACCGCTTTTGTATAACCATGATCCAGATCGCATGATCGGCGTTGTCGAACGTGCGTGGATCAATGGTGATAAAAAACGCGGTTACGCCAAGGTGCGTTTCTCGCGCAATCAATTTGCGCAAGAAGTGCTCCAAGACGTTCGCGATGGCATCCTTCGCGGCGTTTCTTTCGGCTACTCCATTGATAAAATGGAGGAGCGCGAAGATAACTTCGTAGCGACCAATTGGTCGCCCTACGAAGTATCACTGGCTGTCATCCCAGCCGATCCAACTGTCGGAATTGGACGTTCTCTTGAGGACTCCGATTCTGAGCCTGCGGCTTCAACCGCATCTCCTGAAAACACTATGACTGAACCTGTCATGGACAACACTCCTGACCTGGAGGTGATCCGGTCCGAGGCCGTAGAGGCCGAGCGGACCCGGACTGCTTCTATCACCAGCATGGGCGAGCGTCACAAGCTCTCCGACCTGGCACGCGAACTCATCGATGGCGGCAAGTCTATTGATGAAGCTCGTGCTGCATTCCTCGACAAAATCGGCACCCAAAAAGTGGAACACCGCATTGACGCCAACGATGTTGGCCTTTCCGAAAAGGAAACTCGTAACTTCAGCTTCGTCAAGGCGCTGAACTACCTTTCCAACCCTGGCGATCAACTCGCTCGCCGCGAGGCTGCATTTGAGATCGAGGTTGGTGAAGCCGCCGCCAAGAAGTACGAGCGTTCTTCTAACGGCATCGTTATCCCCAACGAAGTTCTCCGTCGTGACCTCGTTGTCGGCACTCCCACCGCTGGTGGTGATCTGGTTGACGACGTGCTTCTGGCTGGCTCCTTCATCGACCTGCTGCGCAACCGCCTGTCGATCTCTCAGGCTGGCGCAACCATGCTGACCGGGCTGCAGGGCAATCTTTCAATCCCTCGTCAGACCAGCGCAGCGACTGCTTACTGGGTTGGTGAAAGCGCTGCTCCTACCGAAAGCCAGCAGTCAATCGATCAGGTCAACATGACCCCCAAAACTGTGGGTGCCTTTGTTGACTACAGCCGTCGTCTTCTGCTCCAGTCTTCCGTTGACGTGGAAGGTATGGTTCGCAACGACCTGGCTCGCGTTATCGCTCTGGAAATTGACCGCGCTGCCATCTACGGCACCGGCTCTTCCAACCAGCCTCTCGGCCTGACCAACACCTCCGGTATTGGCTCCGAGACCCTGACTGGCGTCGGCACCTTCACTGAGCTGATCGCTATGGAAACCGACGTTGCAGCTGCTAACGCTGACGCTGGTTCCATGCGTTACATCATCAACGCCACCACTCGCGGCGGCCTGAAGGGCGCCAAGAAGGATGCTGGCAGCGGTGAATTCGTGTTCGCTGATGGTGAGATCAACGGCTATCCCGCCATCATCTCCAACCAGCTTGCGGACAACGACGCACTGTTCGGTGACTTCTCCCAGTTCATCATGGGTATGTGGTCTGGCCTGGATCTGACTGTGGATCCTTACGCTGGCGCTACCGCCGGGACTGTGCGCGTGATTGCGCTCCAGGATGTTGACTTCGCTGTTAAGCAGCCTGGCGCCTTCTGCTTCGCTACCTGATTCTCATGAAGCTTGAGATCACACGCAATGTGATGATCAGCGGGGGGCCTGTGAAAGCAGGCTCCTTCGTTGAAGTCGAGCCAGTCATTGCGAATCTGCTGATCAACAGTGGCAAGGCAAAGGTTGCATCGGAGCCAGAGCCGAAGCCAGAACTGGAGATCCAGCAATGTGTTGTGGAACCAGCCACTAAGCCTGCAGCTCGACGCGGGCGACCCAAGAAAACTTCTCCTGAAGACTGATGGCTATTCTTTCTGTGGGGCTTGAAAAGCTTTCCCACTTCGCCTTGGCTCCTACCGCCGAGCGCACTGCTGATCTTGACGGCACTGCCGTTGATCTCAAGGACTATGAAGGTGATGTTGTCGTGATCCTCGATGTCGAGGCTGGCGGCACCTCTACTCTCGACGTGAAGATTCAGTCGAGCGACACCTCTGGTGGTGTCTACGAAGACCTGTCTGGCGCTGCCTTCACCCAGGTAGCGGCTACTGCTGACAAGCAGGTGTTGGTCTTCGCGAAGAGCGATGCGAAGCAGTTCATTAAAGCTGTTTCCACGACTTCTACTTCAACTCACACCTATAGCATCAATGCTTTCGGTGCTCTGAAGTACGCCTGATAACGATATGCGCCCGGATAACCGGGCGCTTTTTTCATGGCCTTTACCGAAGATTTAAGCGTTT